AGAGCCGCGGGTTGACACGAGCGACCTGCTCGACAGCGTCGGCGAAGGTCATCTGCTTGTTGGTCTCCATGAGAGCCTTGACAGCCTCGTTGAACTGGCGCGTCGCGTCGGCGGAGTCCGCCTCACGCCGGCCCGTGTAGCCGCGCTCCGACAGATCCACTAGACCCGAGCCGTTGACGATGTTGCCGACGAACTCGGTCAGCGCCTTGGCAGCGTCCGGCGAAGCCTTGAGCAGCAACTGCTTGAGCTCTTCCTTGATCGTCGGCGCCAGCGCGAACGTCTTGCCCGTCTGGACGGCGTTGATCTGGTTGTTGACCTCGGCGAGCCGCACGGCCGTCTGAAGCTCGTCGTTCTGCTTCTTGGTCGCCTCGAGGCTCTCCATCAGCTTGGCGAAGGCAGGACTCGCCTCGACCAGCTTCTTCAGCTCCGGGTCCAGGCCCTCAGGCTCGCCCTTCTTGAGCTTCTCGTTCTCCTCCGCCAGAGCCTTCTTCTCGGCCTCCAGCTTGGTCGTGCTCTCGGTCAGCGTCGTGACGGCCTTGGCGAACTCGCCCAGCTTGGCGAACACCTCGTCATCGGTCGTCGTCTCGGCGAGCCCGAGGGATTCCCTCAGCTTCTTCCCATCCACTTCCTTCTCCTCCTTGCCTGGCTCGTCGAAACGGAGCTCCGAGAGATTGACCGGCAGGAGGTTCTTCATGTACGGACGGTTCGTGAGACCGCCGCCCATGAGAACATCCTTGTGCTCCACACCTTGTGGGTCAGTCCACGTATCCGCGAAGTCGGCCGAGAAGTACCGGTACTTCTTGTCCTTCACGTCCCGCGCGGCGTCCGTCGTGAAGTCGACCTGGAGGAACAGCCCATCGGGTCGAACCTCGGCGTCCTTCACCCAACCAGCAGCCTGGTGGCCCTTGGCAGGGTCCTGCTTGTGGTCGTAGTCGATATCCGGGTCGATTCCCCGCACCCGTGTCTTCACGCTTGTGGCGAGCGCCGTCAGCTTGGCAGGATTGAAATCCATCTCGCCATACACTGGGTGCTGGTACTTACCGACCGGAAGGGCGTGGATCCATGTCGTGTCACTCAGAGCGACACTCTGCAGATCAACCCACCAACCGAAGTTCTTCATGTACGGCAGTACCTCCCTCTGTTCTTAGGATACGCTAGGTACCTGCTGGAAAGCAACAAGTCACTATATCTCAGTCTAACCTCCCGAGCTGTCGCGGCCCGCATTTGACTTTGGAGGTGCAACGGGCGGCTTCGGGTTTTGCCGAGGAGGCCCTACCCGAGGAGGTGTAGGTGGACTCGGTGCATTTGCATCAAGGCCGCCAGACCCGTCATTCATGCCCGGCCCCTGCGGAGTCTCGACGATGCGTGACGTCTCAGGATCCCGACGTGGCAAGTCGAGCTCATCCCGCAGGAAGTCCTCCAGCGGGTCGTCCGGAATGATGGCCGAAGACCCGACCAGGTTCCGAAAGGCGAACGACCACGTACGAAGATCGTTCCACTCGCCAATGCGCCGTGCACGAAGCTTCGGGTACTTTCCTCGCTTGAAGTTGAGATCGACCAGTTGCTTGATGACGAACTTGTTGAAGATATTCGAGATAGCGCCTGCGAGGTAACGTGTCGACTTGAAGAACATGTCGATTGAGTCTGAGTTCGGCTGCGCAGTGTTCATGAAGGGTGCGAGGATGTTAACTTGGATCTGTTCGTTGTGATGCTCGATCGATTCGATGCAGGAGACCGGCTGCCCCTCCAGCTTCGCGAACAGGATCTCCCAGTTCGCAGGGACGACGATGTGCGCCCGGTCGTTGGTTCGAAGGTTGCGACCCAGCTGATCCGCGAGAGCCTTGTCCTCGGGACTGAAGCCCGGAGGAAGCTTGATCACCGGAACGCCAATGCCATGGCGCTCCTTCTGGATGGCATCGATCTTGTACAGCGTGTCCTTGTAGTACCAGTGCTTGTACGCAGATCGAAGCACCGAGATGCCTCGAAGGTCACCGGCCTCGGACTCCAGCGTGAAGATGGCGAGCTTGTTGATCGGAATGAACTGTCCCAGGTTCACACTCGGCAACGAAGGTACAACGCCCAGTCCAGAGAAGCCACCCTGCGTGGAGAACCCACTCTGGTTTCCGTAAGGAACGAATGGCTCCATGACGATGCCGGCAGGTCCGCCATTGTCGTCGAACACCCACTCACGAATGTCCAGTGGGTGCCTTGGTGCAAGCTTCTGAAGGACGACCTTGCCGTCATCGTCGAACTTGTACACCTTCTCGAACACCATGTAGCCGTAATCGAACTGGAGAAGCACGTCATCCAGAACCTGCGACCAGTCGACGTTCAGCTTGTCGAACAGACAGTCGGTGACGAACTGGGCGATGTTCTTGTCGAGGGTACTATCTGAAGCAGGCTCAACGAACCAGCGAGCAGCCTGGATCGGAGTCTTGAGCTGGCGAAGAGATCCCCGCACAGTTCCATCGTTCCGCTTCATGTCGTACCACTTGCGAATGCCCAGCTTGTCCCGAAGCTCCGGAATCAGCTCCTCGCGAGTCCACGCCGTCCAAGGACTCATGGACGTGTAGCCGAGCTCCGCAGTCGCAAGTCCCAGATCGATGTTCGGCTCGGCGAACCGAATGCCGTTGTAGGCCTCATTGCCCCGCTCGGCAACGACGATGTAGTCGCTGTGGCCCATGTACGGGTTGGTCCGGTTAGCGCTAACGATGTCGAAGTTCGTCAGCAGCTCGTGCAAAGTGGTCTCTCGCCACTGAGTAAGCGCTGCGCTTCCCGGGTCTTGAACAGTGTCCACCGGGTTCCCCCTCCTTTCCAAACCCCACAGGGCCGCACATTTGCATTGGCGACACTTTAGATGTAAAGGTTTAGGCATGATATATTGCCTAAACCTAAAGCGCAAGATCCGTTACTTCAGAACTTTTGACCGAGCGATGTCACGTCGAAGAAGCTACTTGAAGTGAGCTCGTAGAAGGCGTTGTTCACCCTCGTGAGCTCCTCAAGGTCGTAGAAGTCCGAAAGCTTGCTCGTGGCGCCGAGCTTGAAGATGTGCATCAGGGCGTAGCGAAGCGCGTCGAGTGCGTGGTCGTCGAACTTGCGAGCGTCCTCTCGAATATTTCTGTCGCCTCGGCCCGTATCAGGGGCTCGATAGTTGTTGAACTCGCGAATGGTATTACCACATGCAGGATCGATTGTGATCCAAGCCTCTTCAAGTGGCGTTCCATACTCGTCCGCAATTCCGACAACTCGAGGCTGGAGGAAGGACTTAACAAGCTCCACCCCTTCACGCCACCCGCTCTCACGGGAATGGCGACCCATGGTTTCATTGGTGACCTTCGCCGTTCCTGACTTGCTCCTCGGGTCCGCGATGCACGGAACCAAGCGAGTGGAGACCTTGAGGACACTCTCCGGCGATGCAGCATCCCCGAACGCAAGGTCAAGATGGTAACCTGGTGGGTTATCCCGACCCTTGATGATGTTAATGTGGTCATCCAGCATCAGACCTGACTTGTAGTGTTCGCGCCAGACGTACACACGATCGGTCCCCGGATCGACCTGGAACTCAATGGCAGCGAGAGGGTTCGTGAAGCCCCAGTCGAACGCGATGTAGTTGGGCCAGTCGGGCCGGAACGTGTGAAGGTGGACATGCAAGACTTCGTTGAACTCGTCGTAGATCTTGCCCACGAAGGCGTTGAACATCGCTGCGATCTCTTGATCAAAGAAGGCAGGTAGTACCGTCGCCTTGATCAAGGCAATCTCAGGGTCATCCTTACCAAGCGGGTAGACGTACGGATTGTCCCAACTAGGAAATTGCCATGACTCGTAGTCTCTGTACACAGGATCTTGATTTCGACCGAACGACCAGAGGTCATACAGCCAGTTGAAGCCTTCCGGAGTCGTCGGAAATGTAGCCCAGCCGCGAGCATCTGCAAGGGCAGGGCGGATGAATCTCTCCCAAGTATCCTTACGATGCTTCGCAGCTTCCGACATGATCGCCCCGTGCAGCTTCTCACCAACCAGGTTCTCGGGGTGATCTGCTGATCGACACTCAATACGAGTCTGCCACGGGAACTCAATCCACATCTCCCCGCTACGCTTCGAGTAGGACTTCTTGACCCGCTTGTCCAGCCCAAGCTTCTGACCGATGATCAAGTCGTCCCAGATGACCCGGAACTCCTTCTCAGCCAGGTCATACGTAGGACCGACGATCCAGTACCGATGCTTAGGGAGGAACAGCTCGGCGCCTGTGTCGCGCCCAGCCATGTGACTCTTTCCAAATCGGCGGCCACAAACAGGCACTCGGAACCTGCTTTGGGAAGCATGGAAGAGCGCCTGCTTGGGATGTGGCACGTACCCCACTAGTTCGAAGTACTTCGCCTTGGAAAGGGCCACTCTTAGGCCTCGTGCTTCCCTACGTCGATCGGACCAGGTGTCGTGGTCTCGACTACAGTGCCTCCGCCGCTAGTCGGCTGCACAGTGGTCCTCCAGGACATGCTGTTCGGAATTGCCCATACAGCACCCCCACCCGTCAAGGCAGCCATGAGCACCTCCGACCACTCATCGCCGGTCATGCCGTTTCCCGCAAGGCGAAGGTACGTAAAGACAGCGAACGCCAGGGCTCCTGTGATCGCCTTGGCGTGGTCGTTCAGCCACTTGCCCATCTGGCCAACACCTCCCCTATATTAATAGGATGACTACGCTATACTCGTCCAGCATGGATAAGTATTCGCGTCCGGGTCCGTCCGAAGCAGCACGTTGAGCGCAGTCCCACCCGTACGTCCGATGCGAAGGTCAAGCTGCGTTGCACTGTCCACGTTGGTGATGGTAGCAATGACCGGCTTGACGTAGTTGGTCTCCCCGCCAACCGTCTTCTGCCGGTACAGCAGGACGTGCCTATTCACCTTCGGCAACCAGCCCATCAGTCCTCACCCGCCTTAGTAGCTGTGCGCAGCTGTCCGAGCAGCCTGCAACTGGGAAGCACGCCGCGTCCGAGCACTCGCCGGCGTCTCCTTGGGCGTCTTGCGCTTCTTCCGCCCCATAGCTGCCGCTTGCTTCTTCTGACGCACGCTCACGACAGGACTGTCGTCGAACCGCCCCGGCTTGCGACGCTTCTTGTTCGGGTCATCGGTAGCAGCCATCGTCCACCCTCTACCGCTTGAAGTACGCGTCGGTACTGGTCTTGGCCGTTGCCTTCAGCACCTTGGAGGAAGCCGTCGTTGGCATCCCACCATCAGCCTGGAACACGCCGATCCGCGCATCAGCCGTCGGCAACGCCCCAGCAGGTGTGACCGACCCCGTGTCGTCGAACGTGCCGGCCACGCCAGGCGTCACAAAGCCAATGAACAGCTCCGATCCACCCGTACGTCCGTACACGCCGTAGCGAGAGGTAGCAGTGGCGTTCGGGAACGTAATCGTGCACTTGTTGGTCGAACCAGCGCCTACGACCGTCGTCTTCGCGGCTACTGGAGCACTCTCAACGCCGTTCACCACGTTCGTAATGCGGTAGCTGTACGTCGCTGCACCAAGCGTCCCGCCAGCGCCGGAGTTGGCAACGGTGAAGTCACCAGAAGCCGGCACTGCTGGCTGCACGCCAGTCACCAGCACGTTGCGCGTCTCTCCCTTGAGGTTGCGGTACTGCACTGTATCGCCAACGACTGCGTCTCGAAGTGGCATGTTGCCTCCTGTCCAACCGCGTCCATGTCCTGAACAACCCACACGGCCTGATGAGCTTTGGGTACCGGCGACTTACAAAGGCGGAATCAACGCCGGATGCCAAGGTCCTCAGTCGAGTCGTTGGCCTGAAGCCGCGCCACCAGAGCAACGAGGATGTCGTCCTCGCCACCAGTGGTCTTGAAGCCGCCACCGACCACACCGTCGATGATGTACTTGGAAGCCGCCAAACGTACCTGCTCCGCCCCCGCGTACACCGAGAGCCAAGCGACGCTCTGCGCAGCCATCGGAGCCGCCGTCATCAGAATGCGCCGCGCCATCTCTTCGTCCGTGAGCTCAGGCTCAACGACCCGCTCCGTGTTACAGCGGGCAAGCATCTCGTCCGGGACCCACTCGTCATCCGGGACAATCTTCCTAGTAGTCACAGCACCTCCTCTTTCCCTAAGGATACTATGGACCCTATCGCAAGGGCAACAATTCACTATATCTCAGTCTCACACTCTTCGAACTTAACCTTAGCTCTTTTGACTTTTAGGCACCCCTTAGAAACTAAATAGACAAAACCGCTAGGCTTTGTAGCTAAACCGCACATTCAGTTTGTCTATAGTAGCCTCTAAGCAGTCTATTAAACGTCTCTTCTCAGCTAGAGCTAGTAGGTCTTACTGAACACTGTCACCTGGTTTTATCCCCTCGGCGCTTAAGAACCGCTCGGGTCGTTAAAGATCTTGAAAAATTTGGTATAATATAGTTATAACGTGCGAAACCAAACTAAATCGGACCAAATCCGGCAAAAGTGGGCGAAATCGTACGTTATCGTAACTTATCAACTTAAAAGAGGCGAAATCGGTCCAAAGTAGGATCTAACCGGTTTTAACCTCCTAAATCCGGCCAAAACCGGACAAAGGAGGATAAAATGGATAGAATCCGGACAAAATGGTATGAATACTGCGATAACTGTTCATATCGGACTAAACTACGGAAAGTCGGAATATTGTGGATTATTTCCTGCGATAACTGCTTTAAACAGGTTATAATCGACGAAATTACGCCAAACCGGCCAGAATAGTCAGAAATCCGGATTTAGGAGGTTAAATCCGGTTAGATCCTACTAAAACGGACTATACGGCGTTAAAACCGGACCTATCAGTCCAAACGGAGGAAAAGTATGACATATTCGTCGAAACTACTACGAACTATGGAATTACGCGACTTTCCAGGACAAAAAGGTCTAAATCCGGACATAATCGACCAAATCATCGAAAACCGGATTAAAAGAGAACATAACCGTCGAAACGTATGTAAAACCTGTCATATCATGACAAGTACGGACGGAACATGTTATTGCGGATGAAATCGTAACAAACCAGGATAGGTCCGGTTTTATCGTCGTATAGTCCGTCAAATCGGCCTTTCTCAGGCTAAATCCGGACAAAGCGGACAAAAACAGGAGGAATCATGTCAAAGACGCTGAATTCGGACCAAATGCGGATTTACCTGGACGATCTACGCGAAATCCGGACAGAACATGTTGAATCCGGAAATACCTGTCCAGAATGCGATAAATTCGGACATTGCGTCTTTATTTCGACTATAGCGGTCGAAATCATGACGTACGAGCGCAAACTGGCAGAAATCGTCTAATATCAGGATATGTCCGGATTTAGCCCGAAAAAGGCCGATTTGAGCCGAAATAGCCAGACTTATCCGGAAATAGGCAGGTCTGGCCAGAGATTCAAGATCATGAGCAGACCAGCTCAAGATCAGGATCTCGCTACACGGCGGCCTCCCGTCCAATCCACAGCCCTAGATCGTCCAATCTGGACGAAAAGGATGTTGTGGGGGGGGGGGGAAGATTTGAACGGAGGGGCCCGACCACCTCGGAGTCGGAGTCATGCCCACGTGGGGTTCCTGACGGTGAAGGTACTAATCCAACCCTAACCAGAAGGAGACCGTCATGAAGAAGATCGAGATCACTGAAGAGGCCCGTCAGGCGTACCTGGAGGTCCTCGAGACCGTCGTCACTGAGGAGCAGTACTCAGCGTACGGCGTCCACACCGTCCTCAACCAGGTCCTGGTTGCGAACGGTCTGGACAAGATCCGCTCGCAGATGATGTACAACTACGCGCGGAACGGTCTCATCGTGCCCGGAGAGAAGATCTTCGGCGCGACGCTCCGTGAGTTCACGAAGAGTGAGGTCATGGAGTTCGTCATCCGGTACTGCACCCGGAACGAGATCAAGATCGTGGTCGGCGAACCGACCAACCCGAACCAGCTTGAGCTGGACCTCGAGATCTAAATGACTTACCCGTCAGGAACCTCCACAAAAGATCATGAACACCTCAGAGTCGGACTCATGATCACGTCCTGATCGCAAGATCAAGTACCCGGACCCGTACAGGTCGGTAGGCGGCCCGCGTCCGGTAGTATCCCCCAGGCTGCCTCCGGGTCCCAGACCCCCGTCTGCTCACCGACTCAAAAGTCGGGTACGACCCCGAGCGGATTCCGCTACACGAAGACCCACTGGGCGATCGCTACACTTCGCTTGGCGAACCATTCGTAATACGAACAGGGGGGGGGCAAAAAGAGGGGGATATGCAGGGAGCGCTAGGGCGGCACAGGGGGTACGAACTCCGGGGCGAGTTACCTTGTTTGTTGGCTCCCAACACGTCAACATAAACCGCTCTCTAAAAAAAAAGAGTTTCTAACGGTATAATATGGATCTATTCCAAGTCCGGATCTCGACTCCTCTATCCTGTTTCCTATTATAGTACTATAGAATATGTGGTATATATAACCACTTGGAACAAACAAGGTAACACACACGGACCCATAAGCGTGCATGACGGTTTTGACACGGTTTTCTATCTAGGTTCCATAAGGGTTCACTAAGAACTTCATCTAGGTTCACCCCTTGCGGTCGATATTCCTCGTATAGTATAATAGAAGTAGGAAACACCACAACCAACGAACCAACAGTAGGGGGAATTGAC